ATCTTCCCACCCTTAGCCAAGAACTCTTCTGTTTGCTTCTTGATGATTTCACTCAGCCAAGCAGTGTCTTTCATAATGCGATGTCCATGTTAAATATGATGGGCAGGTTTAACTTCCTACGTTGCTCACGCCGAGCCAATGACTCTTTAATTTGCTTGTAGTCATTATAACCTATTGTTTTGCCTTGTTTAAGTGTTTCATGAGCCATCATTATCATGGTTTCATCCCAATCGGATTTCTTGTTTAACAGCCAGTGACGGTCATGTTCCGTCTTGAATGGCTTATCAAACAGTACGTCTGGCTTCAGACCGATGGCTTGGACTATCTCTGGCCCCTTAGCACCACAGGCATGGCAGTACATCAGAATCTTGTCCTCTGCCTCCTTGATGGACATTGAAGGGTTGTTGTCCCCATGTACAGGACAGCAGGCCACATAGTTCTTACCTGATCTTCTAACTTTATCCAGACTACCAAGAATACGTTCGAGGTTTAACACTTCCCATTCTCCTTTTTATGTTTATATGTGCGATGAAGTTTAATACTTCTCTAGTGACAGTCTTCGGGGTTCTGTCTACGCCTTGGGGCCACACTCCAAACTTCTGGCGATAGTAGTGACTAGCCCAGCCATCCTTGTAGCCCTTCTCTTTAGCGTACTGGACAAGCTGCCCCATCCAATCAGACTTATCCTCTACCTTGAAGTCCTTACTGGCTTTCTTGAGCATTGAGCCATCATCCTTGAACACAGGCTCGTTGGATGGGATGCAATACCCACAAGCGCATTTGCGGCCTTGGAAGGCTGCTGAGCAGACAGGACAATCTCTGGTGATTTTTTCCCTCTCTTCTTTCTTGAGCTGCTTACGCTCATTGAATCTTTTTTCAGTACCGTCGTCCAGCTTGGAAGGGACAATATCCTCTGGAAAGCCAAAAGTCTTTAAGTTTGATGCGTGGTCAAGATAGGTCGCCCCTTTTTTGCCCTCACAGATTCTCCAGATTCTTCCTGCCCTTTGAACAAAGGCTATCGGAGATTTAGTGGGGAAGCAGTCTATCAGTATCTCCACAGATGGGTCGTCGTATCCCACACCGAGGAGGCGACTGCAACACAAGACCTTGCACCGTCCAGACCTGTGGTCATCATAGATGTACTTACGCTCTTCCTCACCCATGTAACCGTCAATGTGCAATGCAGGAATGCCAGCAGCATTGAACCTTTCTACCATTGACTTGGAGTGTGCCACCGAAGGGCTGAATGCTATGGCCTTTCTCTGAAGGTTGTTAGAGTGCTTGCGGTAATTCTCTACTATGTCACCGTTGAAAGTCTCATCATCCATCATGGCCTTTCCCAGTGCTTCTGGGTCATAGTCAGAGCCACCAGTTGATAAGGCTTTGGTCTTTATGCCTTTACGGTCTATGGATTTACCAACGTAGTAATCGGTAGGACACAGCCAGCCCTTGTCTAGTAGCTGTCTGGTTGTAGTGGTGACTATCAGGTCATCCCAGTGCAAGCCTAAGCCTTTACTGAATGGCGTAGCGCTAAGCCCTATGAACGGCACGTTGTCATAACGCTTCATGAATCCCTCTACCAGACCTTTGTACATGGTGTGGCATTCATCCACTATCGCTAAGCCAAAGGTCAGGTGATTACGCCGTACAGCCGTCTGGATGGACGCTATCTGAATTAAGCAGTTAGGATCATAACGTGGGTCATCGCCCTGTAGGACGCTGTACTTAGCTCCTAGACGGTCAAACGTGTCCGTGGTCTGAGAGACTAATTTGAGACGGTCACAGAAGAATACAGACCGAATACCTTTCTCTGCTGCGTTCATCATAATATGGGCCGCTATCATGGTCTTACCCATACTACATGGTGCAGCCAGCAAGGGTCGCATCTTACCTTTGCGTAGAGACTGCCTCAGAGCTTCTACCGCAACCTCTTGGTGTGGTCTAAGCTCTATCATCAGCAGTCACCGCCTTGCTAGGTTTTGTTGGTTTCCAAATGGAAGCTAAGACTTGGTTCAATCTTAGGCACTCGTCACAGAACATCGTACCCTTCAATGATCTGACCCACTTGGGACAGGATTCACAGCGCATGACGTTGTTGACTTTAGCCATTGACTTCCACCACTGTGATTTGCTCTTCAAGGGTTTCACGAGCAACCTTCTCTGCTTCTGACTGAAGGATTGAACTCTTGGACTTTTCCCAGAGACGCTGCTGGATTATCGCAGCCTCAGCGACAACATGGTCGTCAATGTACCAACCACGGTACTTTTCAATACCTGCCTTGTCCTTGGCGCAGTAGCCAAACCTTTCACCGTTACGAGCTAAACTCCACATTAGAAGTCCTCCCTTCGAACACCGTTATAATCATACATATCCAACACAGGAACATCGTGCAGGTCTGTGTAGCGATTCCATATCTTAGAATCTAAGTCCTCCATGATGTCTCGCTTGGCTATGTCAAAGTAATGCGAATACTTGATGAAAAAGTCATCGTGGCTCATCTTGCCAGCAAATGCTTTAGCCATGTCTACTTGGAAGGCTTCCCAGACACTAGCAGGGCTGTCATTAAACATCCACTCTTGCAGGTCGTGAGGGCTTTCCTCAGTCCAAGCTATGACAACCTCATTAGCGGCTGCATCTGTCGCTTCTACGCAGCGGTTCTTATGGTCAATGAGATTATCAAGGTTTGCGTCAATCGCGTCTTTAACGAAGTCCATATTACTCTCCACAAGTAATGTTAAGGTTTTTGAAGTCAGGCCAGCCAAACTCACCACTGGTTTCTTTAAACAGGCACACCATCTCTGTGTACTCATCGGCTGCGCGTTCAGCCTCTTGACGGTCAAATGCTCCAGCAACACTCAGAGCGGCAACCAGTGCAACGAAGAAAAGAAGTGTCAAAGTCTCTTTCATGTCAGCCTCCGATGCCCCCCGAAGGGGGCTTTAAGATTAAAAGTTATAGTCGTAAAAAGCGTAAGGCTTTTCAGTCAGACCAAAACGCAGGTTTCCATTACACCACTCTTCTGGGTTGTTCTTCTTACGTCGGATTCGAATGACTTCAGCATCAGGATTGCTTGCGTAAGTAACTTTTTGATTGCGCTGATTTTCAACGTGTCCACAAAAACCGCCTGCATACTGCTTGAGATGCGAGATATCATGCTCAGTGTCCATCTTGCGAATCTCAATAGTCTTGTCGCTTATTACCTTAACTATCTCGTAAGCATCAACATCGCTGTAGCCGTAGAGAGATACATGAGTAAAAGTCTTAGTTTCTTCTACAATGCGAAAATCAACGTTGGAGATTAATTTACCTAAATGAGCAACAACAGCCCTGTCTGTAGCTTTAGCAAGCTCGTCGGCTAACCAACGGCAGTAATCATTCTTTTTTTCTTCCAACAAAGCCTCTGCTTCAGCGCGGTCAGTGATTTTTCTACCATTAACCCAAACTTTGCTCCAACCCCAAACACCCAAGCCTTCTCGTGAGTTAAAAGTCTTTTGTTCAACAGCGAAGTAAGTAGTAGTAATCATGTTGTTTTCTCCTGTAACGAGCAGCACCGCGCTGCTCTATGGTTGAAATAATACAGGAATAATACCTACGGTCAACAATTATCGTTTACTTTTTCATGAATTGTTTCTACAAATGTTTCCCTGCCAATCGCTTTTTCCACTGCATGACACTCTGGGCAGTACCAACACACTCTGTATTTGACCATCGCTCCATCTGTTGCTCGTTCCTTAAAGCCTATTACTTCACCCATTGTTTCACCACAAGGGCAGGGCTTCTCAGTCAGATCGGTCATTCTTTTCTCCTGTTTTTAGGATATACAGCACATCTTCTAACGTGCAGTTTGAGTGAGACTTGAGGTTGTACTCATCGTAGACAGTCTTTTTGCTGCCGTTAGGCCACCATTGAACCTGACGGTAGCCAAAGCTAAATTCAATATGCTTTCCTTTATGTGCTTTTACTTTTACACCGTCAAATAAATTCTCTGGTATTTGATAAGCCATTGATTATTCTCCTATTTTTTCTTATTGCACGAATTTTAGGCACAATTGCCCTTTTTCCCCCGCAAATCACCCAGAGCCTTATACACCCTGACGCTTGCGTCTGCCGTAGCAAAAGCCCGTAGGCTTGGTACTCAATATAACGCCCACCCGAGTGAGTCGCTTCCCCCCTACCTGACGCTTCACAGCGTGGATCAGTAGGCCACTATTGTATAAGTATCTCACCAACGGTGCGTGGCAGTCTCTTGCGAGTTTGCGGTTGCCTGTTGTCAAGGGCAGAGACAGAGCAGGACATTTTTGTTGGCTTGACCTCCCATTTCTGGGGCTGAATTAAAAGCGACAGCTTGCATGAGCCAGAGTACGTCAGGCTTTACCACACGGTCGGGGACTAGATATGGGGAAAGGGATTGTGACAGACACAAGATATTGTGTATACTTGGGCTGTCGGGTTTCTTACTTTCCATGTCTAGTCGGAATTTAGGGCTGTCAACCCACCGACCCTTTGATGTTATTCTCCTTCAGAAGAAATTTCAAGCCCCTCTCCACAAGGGGCTTTTTTTTTTGCCTCTCAAAATTGCCACGGCAATTACAAAATCCACATATTCAGGTAGTAATTTTCCGTTGAATTTACCTTGAGTCCGACAAATCAAACCAAAAAATGCTTCAAATTGTCGTAGTAATTCCGATGCGTTTTATAGTAATTCCGATTGACTACGACAAATCAGAGCAAAAAATCCTTCAAATTGTCGCAGTTTGTCAATGAAAGTTGTTGACCCTTGTCTACATTAGCAGTAGACTGTCAGGGCATATCTAAAGGAGATAACAATGCAAACATCAGAAAATATCAACGAACTCGCAGCAGCTCTGGCGGTTGCACAAGGTCAAATGGGTGGCGCTATCAAAGGTGCTGACAACCCATTCTTCAAATCTAAGTACGCTGATCTAGGTAGTGTTATTGCCGCAGCAAAAGACCCACTCGCAGAAAATGGGCTTTCGTATGTGCAATTCCCTTTTAGCATTAACGGTGAGGTAGGTGTCACTACGAGGTTGATGCACTCGTCTGGTCAGTGGCTAGAGAGTATGTTTTCTATCCCTGCGCCTAAGACAGATGCCCACACATACGGCTCATTAGTGACGTATTGCCGTCGGTTCAGTTTGCAAAGCGTTCTGGGAATTCCTGCGGAAGACGACGATGGCAACGCTGTAACGCAAGCGGCTAAATCCGTTATCACTGCTGAGCAAGTCCACTCTGTTAAAGCTATGTTGGAATTAACTGAGTCTGACGAAGGTAAGTTCCTTAAAGCCTACAACATAAAAAGCCTAGAGCAGATGACTGCTGACCAGTTCAAACACGCTATTCCTCTCTTAGAAAAGAAACGCTTAAAGATGAAGGAGGAAGTATGATATTTATAGAGTGTGACCAAGGCTCAGACGAGTGGTTACAAGCCCGATGCGGAGTTGTGTCAGCTAGTAACTTCTCTAAGGTCTTCACCACGGCTGGTAAGTTATCTACTAGCCGTGAGGGATTAATCAACCAGTTGATAGCTGAGAATCTTGTAGGTAGCCCTACAGAGACATTTAAGTCTGAAGCTATGCAGCGTGGCAATGACCTAGAACCTCAAGCCAGAGCGATGTTTGAAATGCTTATGGACGTTGAGGTAAAAGAAGTTGGCTTTGCCATTATGGAAGACCATAGGATTGGTTGTAGCCCTGATGGTTTATTTGGTGACACTGGCCTAGAAATAAAATGCCCAATGGCCTCTACGCATTGTGCCTACCTTCGGGCTAATAAACTCCCCAGTACCTACGTTCAACAGGTGCAAGGGACTATGCTTTTATTGGGGCTTTCGTCATATTGGTTTATGTCGTTTCATCCTGATATAAAACCACTCATCATTGAAGTGCAGCGCGATGACGAGTTATTAGCACTGGCTGAGCCATTGTTAATTGAGACTGCTGAAATCATTAAATCTGAAACTGAACGATTGAGGAAAGAGAATGACTAATTACGACAACAACAACCGTGGTGCATTGTGGAAGAACGACAACCAGACCACTGAAAAGCATCCAAATCTCAAAGGTAGCGCAGAGATAAATGGCGTTAATTACTGGGTTTCTGCGTGGACTTCTAAAGAAGGTGGTAAAAAGCCTTTGGTCAGCCTTTCGTTTACTCCGAAGGATGAAAGCCCAAGCGTTCCTGCTGTAGCTTCACCTGAAGATGACTTTGATTCAGACCTACCATTCTGAGGAACTTATGATTGATTTTGGGAAAGCATTAAGAGCTGCCCAAGAGGAGCAAGGCGTAACGTCGGTAGAACTGGCGAAACGCTTTGCTGTTCATAAGCAGCAGATAAGTCGTTGGAGATACCAACAGGACGCTAGTTTGTCTTTAATCTCTAAACTTGCAAAGGAACTTGAAGTAGATGAGCTAGAGTTCATTGCTAAGGGGATGTAATGCAGGTTTTCACTGAAGCACTAGCAGCGTTAGAGGAGGCGCAGTTTTGCGCTGACTCTGAGCGTGTCCCTTATTGTGTAGTATTTGATGAAGCAGGGTTTGGTGTTTGTCCTTATGACGAAGTTAAAGACCTGTCTATGATCTTAGAAAGGTGCGTTGCAATATGAGGCCAAGGCACTACGCAGCAGAAATACTGGCGCTTAAGACCAGAGAAGAAAGGAGGGAGGCTTTATCTAAAGTGCCTCCTGACTACCAAGAACGTGTAAAACTTTATGTGGAGAATGAATTTGCGCGAAGGAAACACACTCGCAGACCTTGAGCGGATAACCGCCGAGTTTGCACAAGCAGAAG